GGTGGGACCGACTGGGGACGCCTTGGAGACACTGATAATTATTTTTGGGAAACTAATGCTGAGCGAAAACTACGGACGGAGACCACAAATGGACAAGAGAGTGGACAAGAGTGAAGATTTCAAGGAGTCAGGAATGACTCTTATCACTGAAGTAGATAGTGAAAAGTATTTGAGAAAAGCACAGAAGATGAAAGACGTCAAAGAAGGTGAAATCTTTGACAACCAAGAGGAGTGGGCAGACGGGTTCTGTGGTAAGTGATAAATAAAAGCAGCCTATTGCTGTGTCTAAATGCCGACCTTCGAGACATTCAAAGATCTGAGTGTTACATTTAAGAAGCATCCTGTATCAAACGATTTGGTGCAGGTGAAGGATAAGGCAGCTATCACTCAAGCGATTACTGCCTTGCTTCTTACTAGTAAGGGAGAAAGACCTTTTCAACCTCAATTAGGATGTGGTCTTAATAATGTATTATTTGAACCATTAGATTTCGCTAGTGCAGGTATTGTCAGATCAGAGATCACTGATGTTCTGGAGCGTTATGAACCAAGAATTTTGGTTGATAATGTTATAGTTACACCTATCGAAGAATCCAATGGTTATGAAGTTGAACTGACTTTTACTATTAGGGGTAGAGATGACACACCATTGGCAGTAGAATTCTTCTTAGAGCGTACACGATAATGCCTTATACTCAGGTTGCCAATTTAGACTTTGAAGATATCAAAGTGCAACTCAAGGAATACTTGAGAGCGCAGTCGGATTTTACTGACTATGACTTTGATGGATCGGCACTATCGACGCTGATTGACACACTCGCCTATAACACCTATTATACGGCGTTTAACACAAATATGGTAGTCAATGAACTATTCATTGATTCTGCCACCTTGAGAGACAACGTAGTAGCGATTGCGAAGCAACTAGGGTACAGACCTAAGAGTGCTACCGCTCCCACTGCGTATGTCTCTTTTAATGTAAATTATTTAACTCCAACAACTGATACAGAACTCCTACTGAAGAAAGGATCTGGATTTATTGCATCGTATGACAATAACATCTATCAGTATGTTGTATTGGATGACGCAAAAGCACAAGTTTCAAATGGTGTCGCGACATTCACTAATATTGAAGTAAGAGAAGGAACTCAGTTAGTCAATACTTTTACTGTCAATACTGCTGAAAAGAGTCAAAGATTTATTCTTGACAATCAAAACATTGATACCAATACTATTAGAGTTAGAGTATACCCAGGCGGTGGAAGTGCTAACGAACCATATCTTGTAGCAGATAACATCCTATCTGTTGATGGAAACTCAAAAGTTTTCTTCTTAGATGAAATTGAGGATGAAAGATATGAAATTCTTATTGGTGATGGAGTCTTAGGCAAGAAACTGGAGAATGGAACTCGTATTGAAGTTTCTTATTTGACCACTGCAGGTCCAGAGAGCAATGGTGTTAAGACATTTGTTTTCTCTGGTGTTCTAGAAAATCCTCAGGGCATTTCTCCAAATTCATTTACTACAACAATCACTTCAACAATCGCCTCTTCTGGTGGAGAAGAGATTGAGAGTACATCCAAGATTAGATATACTGCACCTAAGGCATATGGCACACAGGAGCGTGCTGTAACCGCCCAGGACTACGAAGCAATCGTTCGTAGGGTATATCCTGCCACTAGTGACATCATCGTCTTTGGAGGCGAAGAGCAAGATCCTCCAGAATATGGAAAAGTATTCATTGCATTGAAACCAAAAGATGCAAGTTACATCACTGCACTAACAAAACAAAAAATTGTTGCAGACTTGAAAAAGTATGTGGTAGCATCTGTCGAACCAAAACTCATTGATCCATCTATTTTGTATGTTGAATTGGAAAGTAAGATCTTTTATGATGGTCTGCAGACTGATTTGGCAACAGGGCAGATTCGTGACAAAGTAATTGGTAACTTACAATCATATCTTGATACTTCAGATACTGAGAAGTTCAACGGCAAATTTAGATACAGTAAAGCGATTGGTGTTATCGATGATGCAGATCCTAGCATTACGTCGAACTTGACTAGTGTAACAATGAGGAAGGATTTCTATCCTCAACTCAATTCTACCTTCTATTATGAAGTTTGTTACCAGAATGCATTTGACAAGGATTGTGACAATCCAGTCTTGTCGTCTACTGGGTTTAGAGTCACTGAATACCCCAATTTTGATGTCTACATTGAAGATAGGGATAGCAAAATTGTCCTATATAGACTAGATAGCGTAACTGGCGAAAAGGTTGTTCTCGACAGCGATATTGGCGAGATTGATTATGAAAAAGGTGAACTTAAAATTGCCGCTTTGACGATTATTAAAGGTAGCTTCTTTGATAATCGTATTTCGTTTAGAGTAAAACCATTATCTAATGATATCAAGGCACTCCGTGAGGTCTATCTTGATGTTGATGTTGCTAATTCCTCGTTCACTGCATACAAAGAGTAAGTAAATGCCTGCTGTAAAGACAAAGAGAATTTCCACTCTGATTGAGACACAGCTCCCATCTTTCATTACAGATGAATATGAACTTTTTAGTAAGTTCGTTCAGAAGTATTATGAAGCTCAGGAGGTGCAAGGTGGCACATTGGATATTATTAACAATATTCAAAAGTATGCAGACATCGATTATTATGAGAAAAATCTTCTAAAGCAATCGGACACTCTTGCTAACAGTATCAGTGCTACTGATACAACTATTGTATTGCAAGATGCACAATCATTTCCCAAAGCAAATGGTTACGTAAAAATTGATGATGAGATCATTTTTTATGCTTCCAGAACAAATACAGAATTAAGAGAATGTTCTAGAGGCGTTAGTGGGAACACATCTCTTGGAGATTTATACGAGGCATCCAATTTCACAAGTACAACTGCTGCTCCACACAATTCGGGACAAAAGGTACAGAATATTAGTAACCTTTTCCTGTATGCATTTGTCAAAAACTTCGAGAGTCAATACCTAGGATCTTTTCCAGAAAAGTATCTTAAAGGTGAAGTAGACAAAAGAACTCTAATTAAGAACATTCAGAAGTTCTATAAGTCAAAAGGAACTACAAGTTCAATTAAGTTTATCTTCAATACTATTGTCGCCAAAGATGTTGACAATAAACCAGAAGTTTATAAACCAAGAGATTTTACATACAAATCATCTGAATCTGATTGGGTAAATGTATTTGCTCTAAAAGTAAAAGTCATCTCTGGTGATCCAACAACTTTAGTTGGTAAAACTATTGTTCAAGAGGCAACAGATGAGTATGGTTATGCTAGTGCAGTTGTAGATACTGCGTATGCATCTGGAACATTTGATGAAGAAGCAATTTATAATATTGTTCTTGCACCAGAAACTGTTAATGGATCTTTTGGTGTTTCAACAAAGACACAGCTAGAATCTACCTTAAATGCAGGAGATTCTGCTGGAAAGAGAATTAATGTATTTTCTACAATTGGATGGGGATCAACAGGATCAATTCTAATTGATGAAGAGGTAATTGAGTTTGATGATAAAACTGTCAATCAGTTTATTTTAAAAGCAAGGGGAAATAATCCACAAACTTACACTGCTGGAACACCAGTATACAAACCAGTAACATTGAAAGTTGGAGATGTTACATTGCTCTCTATGGGCATTGTATACAATCTATCTCCTGCAGATTCACATCCGTATGCATATCCTGGCGATAGCATTGAAATTTCTCAACCTGGATTTGAAACTGCCGACACAAAGATTGTAAAGACTGGAACAAATCAAGCAAGATGGATTTTTAGCACAGGAAATGTGACATCATCTGGTGCTCCATATGTTGCTACAAATTTAAATGAAGTAAAACCTAATGTATCTGCTATTTTTGCGGATGATCAGTATTATTATATCACAAGTTCTAGTTTTCCATCATATGAAATTTTAGATGGATCTACTGTATCTGAACCAGTACAAGATCAGAAGTTACTAAGACTTATCAGAAAAGTCGCGACTAGAACAACTGAAGTTTACAAGACACCAAAAAGAGATACTGGCATTCTTGTAAATGGCGTTCCCATTTATAGTCACAAAGATCTCGACAGTGTAAGATATGGTAAGTTAGAAAAGATTGCTGTAGACACTAGAGGATCTGGATACGTATCACCACCTTTTGTTCTTGTAGATGGAGTTGCAAATAAAGCAAGAGCAATTCTTGCTGGTCAGGTTGTAGAAAGTATTGTAGTTGATACAAACGATGTATTTACAAGAACTCCTATTATTACTGTTACTACAGGCAGGCGTGCAGATGTTCGTGCTATCGTCACACGAGGAAAAGTAACAAGTCTTGTTATTGATAATCCTGGAGAATTTTATTCAACTCCACCAGTTGTAAGAATTACAGATACATCTGGCAAAGGCAGATTTGCTGATTATGAAGCGGTAGTTAATCCAGAAGGTCAAATCACAGGATTTACCCAACTTGCAGAAGGTAATTTTTACCAGCAAGACACAGTAAAAGTAGATATCATTCCTGTTGGAAGTGGTGCTACTGCTATTCCATCTCTCAAAGAATGGAATCTCAATAGATTTAAAAAATTACAAAATAAGTTAGATCCAAACAACGGATTTCTTTTTGAAAATTATAATAATGTATTAGAGTATGGTTATGGACATGTTGGAAATCCTCAATCATTGAGAGTTGCACTAAACGATAATATCAATAGTGCAGGAACAGAACCTTCTACCAAGGTTCACTCACCTATTATCGGATTTGCTTATGACGGAAATCCAATTTATGGTCCTTTTGCCCATGAGAACCCTCTAGACACATCTTCTCCAATTGTGAGAATGACTTCTAGTTATGCGTTAAATGGAAATAGAAATGACGGTCCATCTACTGGAGAATATTCTCTGGGTTCGTTTACTAATGATTACACTTATACACACAAGAGTGGAACACTAGACGAAAACAATGGAAGATTTTGCATTACCCCAGACTTTCCGAAAGGAACTTATGCTTATTTCCTTACTATTGATAGCAATCAAGTACCGCAATACCCATACTTTATAGGAGAGAATTACTATTCTCTACCAGTAGACAGTAACTACAATTCAGATATCAATCAAAATGATATTCCTAAGGATGCAAAAAGATATTATATCCCAGGAATGTCTAGAAATGGTGAGGGTCTTATTGCCTCTATTTCTGATGTAAGTCCTGGAAATGTAGATAACGTAAATGTTATTAGTTCTTCTACTAACTTCTCCAAAAATTCAAAAATCTATTTTGACAATAGAGGAACTGATGGTGTAGAAGCAGAAGCAATTGTATCTTCTATTAATGGAAAATCTGTAAGCTACTTACAATCGAAAGAAAATAAAGTTGTACAACTAACAACCATTCAGAATGCGTATTTGTTTGCTGATGATGTTCTAAGACAACCATCATCTAACGCACAAGGAACAATTGTCGGAACAGTTGCAAATGATAATGTAATTGTTTTGAAAGATGTTCAAGGAACATTCGATCAAACAGGAACTTTTGCTTCTGCAATTGAAACATTCAGTCTACTTCTAGACACGGAGAGTTCTTATCGTGCTGGTGTAACATTAGAACTAACAAATGGTGTCGATCCATCTATTGCTTTTGGAGAAGTTCTAGAGACTACCAGTGGTCAAAACCTAGTTAAGATTAAGGTTATCAGTGGTGACTGGGAAGCGACAAACTATGATTATGACGATTATTTCCTACAGTCCAGCAACCTCTTTGATACTACTGGATCTAAAATTGTTACCAATACTCCATTGAGTAAAGGACTGGAACCATTCATTGTTGATCAGAGTGTTGCTTTAATCGAAACAGGATCAAATCATGGATTAGGAATTGGTGACAAAGTAACAATTGATATCAATCCAGATGATTCAACAAAGACTAAGACCTATTATTTAAGGAAGAGGTTGTACCAGGAAATTACCCTGGTTACTCCAACTAAGGAGACAACCATTAATGATACTGGAATTGGTCGCTATGAAATTCTTAATGGTGGAGCTGATTACACTGCTGGTACTTACACTAATATTAATCTTACTGGTGGATCGGGAACTGGTGCCACTGCTACAGTTACTGTATCTTCTGTAGGTTTAGTTTCTGGTATCCAAATTCAAAATTCTGGATCTGGGTATCAAAGAGGTGACTTATTATCTGTTGCTGATGCAGACTTAGTAAGATCTGGTGCATCACAGTCCACATCAAGATTTACAATTTATATCGGACATGTTGGTTTTGCTGATAGTTCAACAGCATTAACAGTAGATGATCCTCTGGATTATGCTGTAAACGATATTGTTACTATTGGGGAAGAAGATTTAAAAATTGTATCTATCAATGGTAGCACATTTACTGTAGATAGAGCACAAAATGGAACCAGTGCTATTGATCATTTTGATGGTCAAAAAGTTACACTTAAGTCTGGTAGATACAATTTTACTGATAATCGTACAGTATTCTCTACAAGCACTACTGGTACTATTGTATCTTATGATCCAGAAACTCAAAAAGTTGTTATCTCATATGATTATTCTACAACAAAGCAGAATGCTGATGGAGTAATTCTTTCATCTA